ACCAGTGCCCTCGCCATCAGGTCTTCGATTACTACGGTGCCGAGTCGCTCCAGCAGTACAACCCGACGCTCCGCAACCTCTTCAACGATGGGCACTTCCGCCATCTCCGCTGGCAGATCATGTTGCTCAACGCCGGAATCCTGACCGACGTGGAGGTCAAGGTAACGATCCCCGAGTACAGGCTGGCGGGTTCGATGGATGGCGTGAACGCCGATGAGGGCTGGATGTTTGAGTTGAAGGGCACCAGCCAGTACCAGACAGTTCTCAGCCGAGGGGCGATCCCTGCCCACATCAAGCAGGTCAACGCTTACCTGATGGCCAGTGGGCTTGAGAAGGCGATCATTGTCTACGAAGACAAGATGTCACAGCAGTGGCAGGAGATCGAAGTCATCAAAGACCCCAAGATCGTGGATGAGATCGAATCCATCCTCCAAGGTCTGAACCGAGCAGTAGAGACTGGAGAGTTACCGGAGATTCTGGATGAGTGTAAAGATCAAGAAGGCCCAAAGTTCAATCGCTGCCCACACAGCGCCATCTGTCACAAACTCCGACACCGAGACGACATCCTTGCGTCTCTTTCGGATGAACGAAGGGCTACCTTCACTACCTGACATGCAGGCCGAGTTGGACGAATACACCGCCGTCCTCATGGGCCACGAACCACCGCCAATCGAACGAGGCGAGATGACACTGCTGGAGTACGCCAACGGTGTGTACAGCCGAGCGATGGAGTTGACCATGTTGCTCCAGCGAGCCGAGGCAACCGGTGTCGTGCTCAAGGGATCGAAGGTCTACAAGTTCAGGACCGGCGAGTTGAGGACATTTACCGAGATGGCGGCACGGGCCATTGACCTCGGGAGCCGTAGAGTTACCTTCGCCAAGATGGAATACTCTATGGATTATGGATGAGCAGGTCATTCTTGGCATCGACCCAGCGGCCACCAAAGTCTCTTTCGTCGCTATCACTGACATCGACTTCTTCGTCCAGCACCATAAGCGGCTCGGCAAGAGCGGCGGGGAAGCCTGTAATAGCGCATGGCATGTGACCAACAGCCTGCTCTTCGACATCAATCAGGTGTGGCCGGGAGCCACGATCTTCCCCTTCATCGAATCCCCTGTCGTCGGGAGAGGTGGCGTTCGGTCTACTATGGTCCAGTGCTTTACCTCAGGAGCCATTCAGGCGGCGCTTCATAATGCGGGACTTGACACGCAAGGAGCCAATGTCTCGTCGTGGAAGAAAGTTGTCACTGGACGAGGGAACTCCACTAAGCCAGAAGTCGCCAAACATCTACGACTTCGATGGCCTGCTCTCTACCGAGCAGCAGGAGGCAATCAAGACATCGTGGATGCCGCCTGCATTGCCCTCTACGGACAATCAATACTTAGCGAGTGAGTGGTTTGGCTACTCCGCCTGTAAGGGAGAGACTCGCAAGTTCTTCCGCCACTCTTGCTCCAAGAGGTGCGGCCACCACCCGAACGGGTGTTCCCGCATCAAGAATGTTAGGGAGTGCCGAGCAATCTGCGCCGGTTGTCCGGTGCTGGAGCACTGCCGAATATGGTCGCTCAACACGGAGTTGCCCTACGGGTTGGCGGCGGCGCTTACCGAGAGCGAGAGGCTCCAGTGGCAGGAGACGTACTCTAGCCGTGAGAGATGAGTGGGGCTATGGTGGGGCGGAGAACTGCCCTGACTGAAAGATCGGAAGACTGTGGCCGAGAACAAGTCGAAGAACCTATTTGGTGAGACGGGCGTAACTGGACTTCGCCGTGCGGGCGGGTATGTGCAGGAAGAGTTCCTGCCACAACTCGCTGGCTACCGAGCGATTCAGGTCTACCGAGAGATGCGGGACAACGATCCCGTTGTCGGTGCCATCCTGTACGCCATCGACAAGTTGGTGCGGCAGGTGCCGTGGCGAGTTCAGCCTGCCTCCACCAAGTTGGAGGACCAGCGCTCAGCCAAGTTCTTGGAGTCCTGCTTGAACGACATGAGTACGTCGTGGGAGGACACGATCAGTGAGATTCTCTCCATGCTCGCCTACGGCTGGTCGTTCCATGAGATCGTCTACAAGCGCCGAGAGGGCGACCACCGAGATTCTTCTCGCCGGTCGAAGTACGACGACGGTGCTATCGGCTGGAGGAAGTTGCCGATCCGTGCTCAGGAGACTCGCCAAGAGTGGGCGTTCGATGACAACGGCGGGATTCAGGGTATGTACCAGTCCTCGCCGCCCGACTACACCCTCACCTACATCCCGATGGAGAAGAGCCTGCTCTTTCGCACTACGACGGCCAAGAATAACCCAGAAGGCCGTTCCGTATTGCGGAACGCTTATCGGCCTTGGTACTTCAAGAAGCGGATCGAAGAGATCGAAGCCATCGGAGTTGAGCGTGACCTTGCTGGCTTCCCGATCATGTACGTCGACCCCGACATCATGCGGGAAGATGCCCCCGGCTGGAAGCAGACGATCTTCAATGACTACAAGGATGCGGTCGTCAACATTCGTCGGGACCAGCAGGAGGGTCTGATCCTCCCCGCCATCTACGACGAGGGCGGGAACCAGATGTACAAGTTGGAGTTGCTCTCAGCCGGTGGCACCCGACAGTTCGACACGAACCAGATCATCACCCGCTACGACCAGCGAATCGCCACGACCGTGCTGGCCGACTTCATCTTGCTCGGTCAGGCTAATCACGGCTCCTACGCCCTGAGCAGTGACAAGACCAACCTCTTCGCCATCTCCATTCGGACGTGGCTGGAGATCATCCGCACCGTGATGAACCAGTACGCCATCCCGAGGCTCTACGAGGTCAACGGGTTCAAGGTCAAGAAGTTGCCTGAGTTGGCCTACGGCGACATTGAGACTCCGCCTCTCACCGAGATCGGTACGTTCATTCAACAGTTGGCCGGTGCCGGTGCCCCGCTCTTCCCCGACGATCTGCTGGAGAACCACCTCCGCAAGATGGCTCACCTCCCCGAGCGTCGTGAGGCTGCGGTCGGTGCGATGGAAGATGCCGGTAAGCAGCAGGGGCAGGTTCCCGACAACCCCGCTACCAAGACGGCACCTAAGCCGCAGGAGAACGTAGACGACTCTAAGACGGAGGAATAACCCGTGCCGTCTTCCGCTGACTTCTCCAGCGACGACATCCTTGACGAGATCATCTCGCTCACGGTGGAGTTGGAAGAGCAATACAGACAGGCTTTCTTCCGGTCGATTGAAGAGGCCGTTGCCGACCCCGCTCTGATTGACCTGATCCAAGACATCTCTGACGGCACGGTCATCGGCCTGACTCCGCAAGTAGAGGACGTTCTTCAGAATCTCAATGTGCCGGTTAGTGATCTGATCGACGCTCTGCGGGAGACAATGGCCCGAGTCGGCCAAGTGACGGCGGACACGGTGGGGCTTGAGATCAGTTTCGACATGACCAACCCTCGGGCAGTTCAGTACGCCGAGACGCTCGGTGCGAGGACCATCACAGCCTCAGCGGCGGTCAAGGAGTCGATTCGGGAGATCATCAAGGAAGTGGTCGAAGGCGAGTTGTCGATCCAGAACGCCCAGCGGCTCATCAAGGAGCGGGCGGGGCTGCTCCCCAAGCACGCTCAGGCCGTGGCTCGGTACTACGACAACCTTGTTGCCAGCGGCTCCACCGCTCGTCGGGCACGGGAGTTGGCGAACCAGTACGCCAACCGCCTGCTCAACTATCGGGTCGACATGATCGCTCGCACCGAGATCGGGGCGGCTCAGAGTTACGGGCAGTTGGAGTTGTGGCAACAGGCTCGGGACAGGGGACTCATCCCGCTGGATGCGATGCGAGTCTGGATGACTGCCAAGGACGAGTTGGTCTGCGATGTCTGCGGACCGATGAACGGCGAGGTGGCTCCCATCGACGGTGTGTGGTTCACGCCCAACGGGCCGGTCCACTACCCCACCGAGATTCATCCCAACTGCCGGTGCGCCTCGGGGCTGGTCTTCTCTCGGGGACGAGCACGGGAGTTCCTCAACAAGAGCATCGACTTAGGGTATGAGCGGTGGCTACTGGAGAAGCACCTCGGAACCCAGCATGACCAGATGACCCACGGGCGGAGGAAGATCAGTTCCTTCGTGACGTTTGGCCCTTCCTACAAGAAGTGGGTCAAAGACAACCACAGGGCTGGTTATCCGGGTTCGTGGAACGATGAAGAGCACTTCGACGACAACTTTGATGCCGCAACGGTTGGCGACGACATGAGCAGGCTTCTCAAGGAAGATGTTGCTCAAGCGATGGCAAGTCGCTTTCTTGAAGAGATGACTACTTCTGAGATGGCCGAAGCCATGTACGACATTGCCGGTCACATGGGCAGCAGAGGGTTGTTCGGGAAACTTTATCGTATGACCGGCCATTACGAGATCGACCCAATCTCACGCATAGTCATGGCAGAGGAATATGGCTATTCTGCGGGCAACCACACTCCCCAACTTCCGGTTAGGGCGGCTATGGACGAAGTGTTGGCAGAGATGTATGGCACTTCCAACGTCTTTGACGTTGAAGACGCTGCCGAGGCGGAGTTTCAGACTCGTCTGATAGACAAGTTGATGGAGCCAAGCGAGTGGGTTCTTGGAGAAGCCAAGCGAGTGCTTGGTACCGATAGCGTAATAACTAGCGGTTTAGAGAAGCAAATAGCGATCTTTCGTCGCCAAGGCGATGTCGACAGTTCCAACCCGGAGTTGGTCGGTAGCGTATCCCGTGCGACTGCTGCGGTTACAGAGAACACAATGGCCAAGATCATTGCTCATCAACTCAAGACCAAGGGGGAAGATGGCCGAGCAGACGCAGTGTCCTTTCTGCAAGAGGCATATGACAAGTACGGCATTGTGGTGCCAAAAAGGAATGTTCTTGTTACGCCAGTGATGGCCACAAGGAGAGGTGAGAGAGCCTCATCTCGCCCTTCATGGCAGACTCCCGAACGGAACTTGTCATATCTATCGGCAGGGCCAGAGAACATGGCCAAAGAGTTGGCCGCTGCTTTCGTCGGTTCGTGGGCACAAAGTTCGTCTTCTCATGAATCGTCGCTGATGATGCAAGCCGCCGTTACGGAGTTGGGGGCATCGCAAGGCTACAACTCAAACGACTACACCTTGGGTAGAGAAGACAGTTTCCAACTGGCCAACTTGAAGCCTTCTGCTCAGAAACTTGTCAAGTTGGCCGTTCGCAGTCAGTACGAAGAGACACAGCGGATGTATCGGGAAATGGGAGTTGAAGAAGTCACTATTGCCCGTGGGATGACCTTCGGGGGCAACCGGAGGACTCAGGGCGGTGAGCCATTTGAGCGGGTGCCGGGGCAAGTTGTTTATGAGGCTCAAGCAGTGCTCCGCCCCTTGTCGTCGTGGTCAGTAGATACCAGAGATGCCATTGCCTTCAGCAACGAGGGGCAGATTCTCTTCCAGACCGTTCCGGTTGAGCGCATCTTTGCCACGCCATTTACGGGGCTTGGTTGCTTTGAGGAAAGCGAAGTTATCTTCCTGCACAAAGATGGCGATGTGTTTCCCATCTTCGACCTTTCTAGTGCCGCAACCGTAGAACCCTATGCCGCTGATGGCTCCACAGATGTGAAGCCCAAGAGCCAGAAGATCACTGAACTCATCAATAGTTACACCATGCCACCGATCTCTAAGGCAGAGTTGCCGGTGGTCTACCCTGATGCCGACATCCGAGATGCAGACTGGCCAAAGCGGACCTTCAACTTCCCTGAGATCACGACTGCCAAGCAGTACCGTGAGAGGTTCGGGCTTCAGGAAGACGAGGCACTAGCCGAGCACATCAGTGAGTGGAAGGACACCCCGTACTGGGAAGGTGTGCCACAGAAGATCAAGACGGCACTGCTCAAGCACCGGCTTTCCAAGCACCTCGGAACCCAGCATGACCAGATGACCCACGGTCGGAGGAAGACGGCGTGGAATGTTCAGGGGATAGTGCTGGGTAAAGATGCCTTCGATGGTGCCCAATCGGCTCATGAAAGGCTGAGGAAGTACAAGAAAGGAGGGGGCTATGAGGGAGGTCTGAAGGACAACATCGCCCGAACCATAGGTGAAACTTTGGTTGAAGAGTTCGATGGCGACAGCATCAAAGAAACGATGAGGCTC